CCTCACCCTCTTCATCTGTGGGCTCCTCACCCTCTTCACCCGTGGGCTCCTCACCCTCTGCCGGCGGCTCGTCTTCTGGCGGGCTCGGGGTCTCGGAATAAAGCGGCGCGTACTCAGAACCTGGGAGCGCGGGCAATGTGCTCATTTCATAGGTTGGCCCGCCCATGCGGGCGAGCGCAAGCTCGCGCAGGACATCGTCCCCACCTGGCGCTGGTAGTCCTGCCGGTGGCGCACCCATCCGGCCGAGTGGGCCAAGAACGGCGCTTGGGACGCCAGCGGGCGGGCGAGTGGCGGCACCTGCGGGAGGCGCAGCTCCGGGGCGCTGTGCGGGAGGCCCCGCTTGCTGCGCCCTTGCCTGTGCATAGGCCCGCGAGTAGTCGGGCTGGTCGGCCACACGCCGCGTGAGCTCGCCACCAGCGCGAGGCGGTAAGCTGGTGGGCGCAACGGCCGTTGCCGCAGGCGCAGCCTTGGCCGGAAGAAATGCGGGCACAGGTGGCGCCCCTTTTGGCAGGCCCCTGGCATAGCCTGCGGATGGCTGGGTTTTAGCCTGGTTGCTGCTTTTGTATTGTTGAACCATTACTTAGCCTTTGCCCCTTGACCCATCATCATCATCATTGGCAGCATCATATTATTCATACCACCACCACCACCGCCCTGCTGGCCCATGAGTAAATATTGCAAGGCCTGGGCGTTTTGTGCGGCAGTTGCCTGCTTTAGTGCCGCCGCCTTTCTCTTCTGGGCGGCAGCGTCGTCTCCAAAGCCACTACCAATCGTCGTTGCTGCGGCTGGAGTAAGGCCGCCCTGCGAGACGCTCAGGCTGGGCATTGCCAGCGGCATCCATGTGGACGGGGATGTGGCCTGGCCCGTAAAGCGAGGCATGTCGGGGTCTTGGGCAACCACGTCGCCAAGAAGGGATCCGCCCATCCCGCCCACCATTGCCCCGAGAATCGGATTGGCTGCATAGCTGGCGTAACCGGCAAGCGTGCCCGCCATTGGAAGAAGTTTTGCAAATATGTTTTGAGCTCCCATGGTTTTCTCCTACGGTGCAAACACGTCACTACTGTACGTTAGCCAGATGCTTATGTCTTCACCGTTAAAGTCGGCGCCGCCTGCCTGCGACGGGACAAGTTTAATTAGATAGGTGGCGTTTGGGGTGAGTGGTGAGTTGAACGTCGAGGTTGTTACTGCAATGAACTTTGTGTTTGCACTGGTGGTCGTTGTGTTCAATTGCACAATACCGCCAGATGGGGCAGAGCCGGGGTTGTTTACTTTGTACAGCTCAACAGCAACAGTTCCGTTTGTTGCTGCGTCAGCGGTGGTTGCGGTGAAGCAAACACCCAGCTCTCGGAGGGTGCCGGTCCCGCCGACACTGCCATGCCTAAAGGTGAAGTAGTGACTTGTGGTGCCCATCGGCCCCTTAAAATCAAACGTTTTGGTGTCGAGCCAGTGACTCGTCTTAAGGTTGGCTGCGGTTAGCTGGCCGTTGAGTGATGTATACAAAGTGTCAAAATTTGAATTGACCTGGCTTGCCACTGCGGCTTGTCCTGCAACAAACGTGTGTGGTTTATGAATAATGCTCATCCGGTGTGTCTCCCAAACAGACTTGCTTTGCCCTCGAGCCAAACGTCTATGTCGTGGGCGTTAGATTCGTCGAGCTCGTTGCTGCTCTGAAGGTCGATCTTATAGGTTTTTCCAGCATGCAGGGTCGTGTACCCGGCCCCGGCTGACGAATCGGCGGCAGGGGTAAACTTTTCTTCCGCTGTCGGGGTAAAGCCCATGTGGTCCCAAGCGGCCCCGTCCCACTCATATATTTGCGCCCGACAAAAGCCACTGGCTGCGGCCCCGCCCGTCGTGTTGCTGAAAGCTACGCCAAGCTCGGTAATGGTGAGCTCGACCGTGGCGCCCCCCTCTTGGGTTATTGTGGGCCATGTAAAAACAAAGCTGCGTGCCGTGCCGGTCTGCGGGGGGCAGAGCCCAACGTGGTGAAACCGAACAGACCAGATAAACTGTTCCGCCCTAAGATTGGCAAGGTTAAGGTTGCCGTTTACTTCAGCGTACAGCTGGTCAAAGTTGGCATTAACGTGCTCTGCGTAGGCATTGGCCCCAGACGCGAACGTATAGTGTTTTGTTATAAGGGCCATCAGTAAACAACCACCACAGAAACATTGGCCTGGGCGCCGTTGCTGAAGCCGCCCTTGTATTTGATTTGTGCGGTAGGCGCGATGTTGGTTGTTATTGACGAGTAGCTAAAGGTTGCCCCACCCAGAATAACATTTGTCTCGTCGCTTATTGACGTGTCGGCAGTCCACTCGCCAAAGTGGTTACCGTGTACCACCCACTGGTTGCCGTGCTCCAGGTTCACTGGTGGCTCGTAAATGTATTTTCCGTCAGCGCCCTGGGTCACGGTCGCCAAGCCAGGCCCAACAAAGCGATTGTTGATAAGGCTGGACCAACTGCTATGTTTGGATTCATCGTCTTGGTTTGAGTGCACCGCGTACTTAAAGCTCTTGAAAACGCAGTTCTTAATAACGCAGTTGTCACCCGTTGCGCGCACACACACCCCCGCCTTTGCCTCATCAGAAAACGTAATGCCGTCAAAGGCAACGTTAGGGGAGTCGGCCCAAAAGATTGCCAGCGACGTCACCTCTGTCCTCCGAACGGTGGTTCGGTTTGGTGCAAAAGACACAAACGCCACGGGCTTTTTGACTCGGATTTGGTCGCGCACAATGTGTTCGCCCTCGCCCAAAATAATACGCCCGCCCGTTTCTGGCAAAACGTGAATTGCGTTGTCTATGCTTTGTCCTGGTGTAACCAAAAGGCCGAGGTTGCGAACGCGCCGGCCGACTACATCAATTGAATGCTGGAGCCCTGTTACCCACTGCTCATCGCCGGGCTGCGTAAAGCCCCTGGTGGCGCCAACGCCGTATGCATCAATGCCGCTCACCGTGTTGTCTCTCGGCGTTGAACCTCAAAGGAAAACGACGCAATGGTTCCAACGGGGCCCGGCGCCGTGCCGTCCTCGTCAGCCCCGCCCGTGGTTGCTTTCCAGTACTCTGGAAAAACCACGCCCATCCTAATAGACCGCCCAACGAGGTTACCTTCGCTGTAGTGCAGTCGCTGGGTAAACCAGTCCGAGCTCCCCCATACCATGGTGTTGGACTCGGGCTCCGAGTCGACCCCGGCGTCCCACTTCGCATAAACCAGGTCACCGTTTTTTCCCAAGCTATCGACCCCACCCCAGAAATATGCGGGCTGCGGCCTTTCTTCTGCGGGGCTACTGAGGAGGCCTTGTGGAGAGTGAATTGTGTCGTATGCCCGTGGATGGCACTGTAAAAAACCCTGCTGTGCTCCAAAGCCCTCAGTGTCCGAAAGCCCAGATGCGGCAGCGGTGTTATCTTTCCACTCCTCAAAGGCGGCTTGCTCGCTTTCAACGAACCAGATTGGCCCCCAGTCGCTTATTGCTGCCCCGGCGTCGGTAGCTATAAGTCTTTTTGGCCTGTGCCCATAGGACAACATTGTGACTCGAGGCTTGCGAACATCAATGTAATCGTAATTGTCCTTAAACAGCCTTGCGCTACACCACGCATATGGGACTGCGCGCCGGGTAATCTTAAAGTCGCTATCCATGGCGGAAACGCCACCACCTCCCGCAGCTGTCCAGGCCTCGCCGTAGTAGGGGGTTGCAAAGTCCTGGCCCTCGTGTGGAAAGGTTTCCAGGGCAGACCACGCCTCCCCCGCCTCGCCGCCGGATGTCGAGTGAACCATGTTGTTTACACTCACCATCAACATCTTGTTTTTCTCAGACCAGTACGCCGCGTCAGAGCAGAAGTTTGAATATGAGAAGTTGCCCGAAACGTAGAAGGTAAACGCGGCGAGTTCGTAATCATAAACAATGGTGAGGCAGTTAATGTGATTGCCGTAGAAAAACTGATGTGGCTCGTAAACACTGTTCAGGCTGGTGTCGTTTCTCAGCGAACTCTTTATTGGCACATTAAACCAAACTTGGTTGTGCACAGGGTTGTGGCATGAGGTCGCCAGGTGCAGCAGGCTCTTGTCAATTTTCCACGGGTAGCCCAGGCCGGCAGCAATGCCAAAATCCCCCACCCCCGTCATGTCGTAGTGGTGTTTCATTGTTGGGTGGGCGAGGGCCTGTGGGGTGTGTTGGCTTTCTTCCTCGTCGGAAAATAAGATGCCTATTGGGTCAGAAATGCGTGCGCTTTTTGGGCCATCGCTCGCCCAAATGCCATTGTCATTTACCCAGAAAAGCCTTTCCCCCGCGACGAGGGGTGTGTTTGGTGCAGTGCAGCCAACATCAAACATCTTCCACACCTTTGATGTGGTGGGGTCAATGCCTCCCACAAAACCATATGTTGACCGCCGTGTGAAAATCACAAGGACATCGTTGTACGATTTCAGCCCTGTAATTTCTTGGCCGTGGTCTACCGTACCAACAGACGTTTCGTTGATGGCAAGGGGGTCGTTGATGTCTGACCACACAAACATATGCCGCCCGAGGTTCATGGAGTATTGGTTGTGGATCATGTTGACGGGTATGTTGTCCCCGTCCGGCTCAACAAACTGAGGGTTGTTGGTTGTGTCGTTGTCTATTTTGCTTTGAAACGTAAGCGAGCGCTTACCATCAAACCCCGCATAAAAGACCATGCCGCCATGCGCTTCTGCAATGGAGCCGGCCGGTGTGTTTTCCGCGTAGGAAAACATCACCTTGTAGTTTTGCATCGCGTCAAAAGCACCATAGGCGCCGGTTGAGCTCTGATACCGGGGCTGGGCTTTTCGCGTTCGGCTGGCTGTCTTTATTTCGGGCGTGTAAAAATGACCCGCGTTGTATGGGTGCTCTGCAACGTCGGGAGTAAACACGTACACTTGTGCGTCTGTGCAAATGAGCGTGGCAGTTCTGCCGCCGGGTAAAAAAGTGTCCACAAAAGAACAACTAAACTCTCGACCATAGGGCTCGCCCTCCGCTTCTATGCCGTAGTTGAATTCATGCTCCGTTTGGTTGGTGGACAGGTTTATGATTGTTATGCCAATGCGTCGTATGTCTGAGTCCCCGGAGCCATAGTCTGTGTTGTCAATGTATGGGCCAACGACGATGGCGTAAGAGTCAGACACTGGTCGTTCAACAATATGAATGCGCGCGTTTGCATACCTCCCAAGGTTGTAACTGTAGTTTAAAACCTGTGACGTGTTGCTTGGGCGGAGAAACGTGCCCAGGAAACTTAACAGCTGCTTGCCGGGGCGGGGCTCAATGTAGCCTCGGCTAAGGTTTACATTAATCGCGAGCTCCAGGTGCTGCTCTGTCTGGTAGGCGTCTCGCATTTCGACACCTTTCCAGGGCCCGGCAAACGTCTTTAGTATTGGCGGTTGGGTGGGCATTAATAGGGGCTCTCGTAAACCATTCGCGTGTTGTTTGTTCGGCTGTTTTCCGTTTGCCTTACTTCGTTGTCAAGCCACTTCAAAATGTCATTGAGCTCGGGCGCGTCTCGCCTTTCTTTTACTGACAACAGCTTTGCGAGTACGGCCAGCACCAGGTCGTGGTACTCAAATGCGTGCGTGCCCGACAGGCCGTCAGGCGTAAGCAGTTCGTCTGCGGCGAGGGTCAGTGACTTTGGTATGCTTACATAGCGTACCCATAGGAACACTTCGGTGGCCGGCATTGGAATGATTGACAGGTCGCTGTGATCCAACACCCACCTCATGCTGTGGGTTTGTCCGTAGTTGTAATAGTACGGGTCTTGGTTGGTTGAGCTGGTGGTATAGGCCTCTTCCGGGTGCAGGTTTTCGAGCGAGGTGGCAGCGTTAGCCACGGTCGGGTCGGTGTTTTCAGACAAAACGGCTACGTCTAAAATGCGGTATGGCTCGTTGCTTATGTTGAGGGCGGTTGCGCCAGTTAGGGCGACCGCTCTGGTTTCAGCGGGGTAGGTAAACCGCTTATAGGAGGCAAAGTGAGACGGGTCACGGTTTGCAACAGCGCGGTAAACTGTTCTGTTGGCGAAGTTGGCTTGCCGGGTCAGCTGGGCGTCGGGCCAGTAGTTGCCTTTTTCACCCAGCAGATCCAGGGCCAGTGTCTTTAGTTCGGCTAGAGTCATCCTTCATCCCCACGTTGTGTTCCTTGGGTCCAAAATACTTAGACCCCGCGTTTGGGCCTTTGCCCAGGTTATGACTCATCGGCCCAACCTGTGAGCTCATCGGCTTGCCGTGGGCATCATACAAATGCTTGAGGCCGTAGGTAACATCATCCCACTGCGACTTGTCTCGGTCGTTAGCCAGCCTTTTGTCGGGTGACACCATTCGCTTGTGCCACTCCTCGGGGCTTTTTTCAGAGTGAACATCGTGGTCGCGCAACCATGTCACCATCTCTGGGCCTGGCGGCTTGTAGGCGTCGCCGGGCCCAGCCCAAACATAAAACGCCTTCGTCCACCGCACTGGAAACAAGCTGTTGCCGTGGACAACGAAGTCCTCGGAGTCGTAGGCCAGCACCCACCGAGAGGTTTGCGTATCCCACGCAACCACCACCTTTGAGTCGGCGGCTGGTGAGTACTGGCTGCGGACATAATTTGTCCACTCCACCGAGGGCTGGATGGCCCTCGACCGAGCAAGCATTTCCTCAGTTATCATTAGGCCGGGTTAGCCGCAGACAATCCAGCCCGCGTATAGTTGCGAACCCAAAAATACGAGGCCGGTAGCGCGGCGTTTGTGCAGTCGTTTGTGGCTGCAACGCCAAAGCTGTTACCAGAGATAACGCTCCCCGTTCCGGTCTTCCCGGCGGTTACGTTAATCGGGTTAGTGCTCGCTGCAAAAACGTTGTTGGTAATGTAAACGCCTGTACAGTTGTGAGCTGGCAACTTCACCCCGTTGGTGCCGCCGGTAATGTGGCAACCCTCGATTATCACATCTTCAATCTTGTCGTTGCCATCGGTATTGAGGTCGATGGCGGTGACGGCGTCATCCGCAAAGAAGCAGTTCTCTACTCGGAGGCCGGCGCCAAAGGGTGTGGTTGCGCCATTCACCTTGATAAAGGTTGTTGCCGTTCCACTGACCGCTCGAAACGAACAGTCCCTGATGACGCAGTCAGAGCCCGTGACAACCACGCCATCGGTGCCCGTGATTACCTTGAACGTCAGGCCTTGCAGCACACACCTTACCGCACTCAACGCCCCAAGCTGAGTTGCAGCCTTGGCATTAATGACCGTTGCCTCCCTGTACCCCGGAACGCCGTAAATGCGCGTCCCGGCCTCGGGTGTGAAGGTGCCATCAAGCGTGTGATCGCCAGGCATAACCACAACCACGTCGCCCCGAGCTGCTTCGCAGCTACCCAGAGCAGACGTTAGAGAGGTTCGTACCGTGCCATCAACCTTGTTGTTAACAAGCTCTTCCACATGCCAACGATTGGTTGAATCTCCAACAAAGAAGACCCGCCCGGTGCCAAGCGAAAGTCCATATGTTGACTCCACTAGTGCGCGAAGTCTCGAAAAATCCATTCCTAACATATCGGCCTCCTAAGCCACCAAGCCACTTACTGCAACGTCCTTGATTCGGGCAAGACCGTTACGTGCGGTTACACCCAGGTTTGAATAGGTACGGCCAAACGCCGTAACCTCATCCTTGCCTGATACCCACTTCCAAACGGCGCCGCCACTCTCGTCCCACTTGAACGGAGAGGTTTCCATAACCTTGATGGCTGCCTTGGACAGAACAAAGATTTGACGGTGTCGAACGTCCTTGCCCGCCACGATTGGGATTTGTGATCCATCGTGGTAGTAGCTGAGAGCTTTGTAGCCACCGGCCAACTCAAGCGGTTGGAAGCGCTCCTGGCCTTTTGACTTCAGCATGTTCAGGTATGCGCGCTGCGTTGCAGTGTGCATAACCAACAGGTCTGTCGTGCCAGGGCTCAGGTCGTTGACGCTATCAATGGCTTGATTCAACAAGTCCTCGGTAAGAGGGCGCTCGCTACCTTCACCAGCTGGGTTGGCAAAAATTTGGGCCTGCCACTCTGAGAAGGTGGACGGGTTGATCTCTTGGAACGTAGACGCCGTGCCGCCTGAGTTAGGGAATGCCTGGTCAGATACTGCGCCGGCAATACCCATCATCTCCTTCTTGTACGACGTGTCGGCTGCACCAACCGTGCCCGTGGAGGTCGAACCACCGCTGACAAATACATCATCTCCGACTGGGTCATCACCACCAATCTTTGTAATGGTAAAGGCCGTGAACGGTGAGCTCTTTGATACTGTGGCCACGATGCCGTGACCGCGTGAGTCTTCACCGGCTGACTTATCAAAACTGTCACCGGCATCTGCACCAGCAGCAGTACCCCAGGCAACCCGCATGCCCACTTTCAGGTGGCGAGTTGTTCGTGGTGTGTTGGAACCGTGACCAGCGCCACCGCTCGCGGTGTTGACAATGGTCGTGCCGTCGTCGTAGCCCTTCAGGGTCACTGACAGGCCAGAGCCACTGGCCTCACCGAGAATACTTGTTCCGTCGCCGTTGAGTTGCCGGTTCATGTTGTCGGTCAAGTCCTTGACTCGGTTTTTGAGCTGCGCCGACTTCACGCTTGCCCATGCACCCTGCTGGTCAGCAGTCTGAGCCTCGGCAATGTTTGTCACGCTCATCACGATGTAGTTGAACTTGTTCTTGATGATGCTTGACAAATACTGGTCCGAACCGGCGGGCGGCAAGTTGCCTCCCTCGTTTCGAGCACCGAAAGCATTGGAGCTCCGCAGGTACACGGGTGTCTCGTGGTGCTTGCCGGTCCAGTGCGCCTTGGTTTTGGTCAGCAGATTATAGAGGATGACTTTGCGGTTGATGACCTCGGTAATCACTTTTGCGTACCGAATCTTCATTGCGTTGTCGAAATTAGCTAGGTCTTGTTTTGTATCACTAGGAAAGGCCATTAGTTTTGAAACTCCCTATTTCAAATAATGAAAAGTCTTTGGCGGGACCGACTCCCTAGTGACAGTAGTTACTTTTGTTTTTTTTCTTCGCCTTTTTTGGGCTTACTGAGCAGGATTATTAGTGCGGTTTTTTTGGGATCTGTTTCCCTGCTCTTTTTCTTTTTGTTGTTGTGATGGTACTTCAATCCAACCTCACGCTCAATGGGGGATTCCAAACTCTGCTCGAGAGTCCTTCATCACCATATCGAACACGTCCATGCTATCCAGATTTTCCTTAGCATACCAACTGGACTCGCGGCTGTCGCCGTCTTGCACTGCAACGGAGCGCCCCGCCCCGCCGCCGCCTATTGCGGTTGGCGTCTGGCGAGCCGGGGGCTGGCCGAGTGCTGGGCCCCCGCCTTGCGGCTGTGGATTGTTGCCGCTCACGGCTTGTATTCGCTGCGCCGCCTTTTCCATTGTGCCGCCGAACTCGTGGGTGGCCAGGGCGATTTGCATCATCATGCGCCTGCCGTCTTCTGTAGCGACCGCTGGATACTTCTGGGCGAGCACATCTGCCTCGCTGGCTGTTTGTTCGACTATGGTTTGTTGGTGCTGTATCGCCCGCGTGCGTTGCATGTCCTCAACGTGTTGTTCAAGCTTTGCCATGCGGGCTTTATTCTGATCCACCGTATTGAAGATGTCCTCGTCTTCCATGTCGCCCAGCTCGAGCTCTGGTGGTGGTGCTTGCTCTGCGGGCCCGCCGGTGTCGTAGTCTTTTGACCAGTTCGCAAACGCTTCGTACTTTTCTCTACTGTTAAAGTGTGTGGCCCACCACTGGCGCACCTCTGCCCGCTCCTTCGCGACCTGGGCCTCAAGCTCCGGGCCCCTTGTTTCCCATCCTGCCGGGGCCTCTGGTTCTGGCGCCACCTCTTCCGGGGCAACCTCTTCCGGGGCTTGCATTGCGGCGAGGTCGTCGTGCAATGCGTCGATTGGATCAACATCTGCCGGTGTAGTTTCAGTCGTTGTTTCGGTCGTGTCTTCCATTGTCATCTCCTATTCAAAAAACCCTCGTTCCTCTGCTGGATTAAAGCCTGGGCCTCGGGGGCCAACCGCTTGGTTAAGTTCGGGCGTTCCCCCACCCAGCATCCCGGGGAGCTGCCCCCCTTGGCCCTCCTCGCCATACGGGAGTTCCGGTGGTGTTGGTTGTGCCATTTGCTCGGGCGCACCAACCGTGCCAGCGCCAAGCCCAGGCGGCCCGCCGGGTTGCTGCTGTTGTTGTGCGGCCATTACCTGCTGCGGGTCTTGGCCGTAGGCCTGGACGTATGCTGGCAGTCCTTGTGTTTGAATTTGTAGCTGGCGATAGTGCTCGGCCAGGTGGAGTTCGTAAAACTGCTGGGTCTCCGGCGGCAGCTCGCGGAACTCAGGCGATTTCATAAACACCAGGGTTTCGGATATATGCACCACATGGTTATGCCACCAGCTCACCTTGATAAGTGGGTGGTTCTCGGGGTCCATCATGAATGCGTTCTCTTGGCGCTGATAGTTTCGCTCTGGCGAGTCGTCGTCAATAAACTCCTTGAGTCCCATTGAGCCAAACGCCTTGCGGAATTTCACCAAGGTTTCCGGGTCTTCGATTGGCCCAAACCCGCCGAGCTGGAGAAGCTGCAAAGAGATCTCCCTTTCGTAGCTCGCAAATTTTGGCAGAAGGCTTCCCGCCTGTATCTCCACATCGGTGGAGTCGATGTGGTCACGATGAAACCTTACGGCCTCCGCTCGGTGTGACTCGGAGACTACCGAGATTGTCATCTCAACCTCCATGTTCTCTCGCCACATCTCGAGCAGGCCGGCACCAAGGTCAGCCAGCGCCTCTTCCAGGGAGCGGGCTGGGGCTGCTAGCTTCACCGCGTCTTGGTCGGCCAGCACACCCAGTGCGCGCCCAGAGATAACACCGCTAGGCCCACGGCCCTGGCTAATTTCATGCACCCCACTGATGTCATACATTGAGTTCTTTAGCGTGTCGGCCAGCTCGTATAGTGAGTTTGGTATGGGCACGGGGGGCATGCGCTGGGGCGGCGGGCCCGCGTTGGCGTTGTAGAAAATAATGTGGTCAGGCCGGTTCTTGATTCCCGTCTTTGCGATTGAGCCCGCAGCCGCCACCCAGGGGGGGTTGCTGCTGACGTTCCTGAGTTCCAAGATAGAGGAGATGGAGCGGTTGAGCTCCCGTTGAATAGGCACCAAACCTTGCACGACCCCAGTGCCCCAAAAGCGACCGCCCATCTCCCCAACTTTAATCTGTGTAATGGAGAACTTGCGGCCGGGTAGGTGGGTTTCCTCAAGCACCACCCCCTCGCTTACAATCACACGCCTTCCATCAGGGTGGGTATTGCTTGGGCGCTCTTGGTACTCCAGCACTTTGTGTAGTTTCTGCTCGCCGCCGTCTGACACGTAGCCCCGCAGGTCTGACTTCCTCACACTGTCGTCGTCGCTGGCATGGCTCGCCCCAGGGGCGTGGTTCTTGCTATCGAACTCCTTCACCATCCCAGGCCAGCGGAGATCCAAGGCCGCATCACTAAGTACGTGCGCCAGGATTACCCACTTTGCGTTATGGAGGTGGGTTGATTCCCAGTCAGGAAAGACGTCAAACGGAGACCATGCCTCAACAACCGGGAAGCCAGTTACCTCAAGCGAGTCGCCCACCTGTAGCGTCTTGCCCGCCTGACTGTCCCAGTAACAATTAAAAAACCCCGTCCCGGTTAGCGAGGCCCACCATACAACGTCGTATGTAACGCTCTGCATTCGCATCTGTCTATACAGGTAGTCCAGCAGGTATTCGGACGCTCTTGCTTTCTGTCGCTGGTCGTCTTCTGAACCGGTGGGCCGAACAATAAATGCCGGCCGGCTTTGTGTGAGCTTGCTTGCAACCGTGTTAACGATTGGCTTGATGTAGTTATTGACTGCCCTGACCCGCCAGCTCGGGGCCTTAGACTCACTCGTCCTGCCGTGCCTGAAGCTGCTGTACTGTCGGCCATCATAAAACGCATGGTAGGTCCACCAAGAATCCTGGAGCTCGGTCTTCATTTGCTTAGAGCGTTGGTACATCAGGTTGATTTGGCTACCGAGCTGCTCTTGGCGGTCCTGGCCCCCTTCAATTTTAATGATGTTCATCAGCTTATGTCCTGCGGTGTGATGATGTCGCGGGTAAGGGCATCATAGTCGGGGTCAATAAGCGGCGAGCCCGGCCGAACCCTTCGCAGCATTTGCTGCTCGGCTATCCATAGCTGGTGATCAACATCGGCGGAAAGCTCCGCGCCGTTGATGTTATCGGGGGCTTGTGGCGTGGCGTGTTCGGCATAAAACACCTCGGCCTCGTCAGCCGGGGGCTCGGCTTTGACTGGCGCAGCCTCCTCAATGTCAATGGTGCTGATGGCCTTGCAGGCAATCGCCATGCAAACGCTCCGAATTGCCACGCCAACGCTTTCCATTATCCCCACGCGACCTCCTCGTGGTCCTCGTCCTCAACGCGAATTACTGGATTGAAGACTGCGCCAAAGTCACCCTCGTGAGTATCACCGCCGTCCTCTTGAAGGCTTGAATCACCCTGGTCAACCAGTTGTTTATGTACATCAACCGCAATGCACATGGCAATGGTTGCGTCGTCGTGGTGGCCATATGGGGCCTCGGGTCGGCCCGAGGTCTTTGAGCGTATCAACGTAATCATTTCCCCGAGCAGTCGCTTGCTGTTCAAGCTAACCTCTTTGCGTCTTACCGCCGATTCAAACAACCCTACCATGAAGTGTCTGGTGCGCACGTCGGTGGAGTACCCGAGCTTGTTTGTTTCTGTGCCCGCAACCTTACCCGCCTCGCTGTATCTGCGGTACAACTGGAGCTGCGGAAAATCTCTAATCAAGTAGTGGATAACTACCAGCCCGTGGTTGTTTGACTCGGGCGCTAGCATGGCATTGTTGTACATTATGCCAGCGAGCGCCTGCTGCCTGGCCAAAACATCCGGGGTCACTCGGTCATAGAACTCGGCCACCTGTGTCTTTGTAAACCTGTCGAACACCTGGACGCTGGCGAAGTCATCGTCGTTGCTGCGCCCGCCGCCAGCAGCATCCGAGGTGACGAGGTACTTGTGGTCTTTGTTTGGTTGGTGGTAAATCTCCCAGCCACCTCCATCTGGTTGCACCCTGATGCCACCGCCGTCCTCAATCATCGTGCCCGTAATTGCTGGCGGGGTTGCTGACTTCAGCATCTCTTGTATCAGCCGCGCGCTGAACACGTTGCGCCCAGAGCTGACAAAAGATATCTGCCAACTCAGCGGCCACTCTTCGTCAAACCTATCTTGGTCACCGTTACACTTGTTGACCAGCGTCTGGGTCCAGAAGCGCATTTGGCTTGGCGAAAGCCCATACTCCATGGCCCGGTGTCGCTGCGTCTGGTCATACCCCAGCTGGTTGGCCGCATCATTGAATGCCACCAGGTCGCTGGCCTTGTGCGCGTCAGCCATTCGCTCAGATAGCCAGAGCTCTTCCTTCCCTTGCTCTTTGGTTGGCGCCTCTCTTTGGTACTCGGGGTTGTCTTTCCAGCTGAAGAACATGGGCTTGTACAGGTTGCCTCTAACGTTCTTGATTGCCCGCAAATAGATGTCGTGGAACAGGTTGCCCACCCCCTTTGACGTGGACTCGATGAACACATAGGTAAAGGGAAGGTCAGGTACTGCGTTGAGCAGGGCCTGTGCCACGTCCACCGCTGATGTGTTGCGGCGCCCGGTTTCCCAGGATGGCAGCTCGGAGATGTGCAGGAACGTCGGCGTAGATCCACGCTCTGAGTCAGCGCTGCCGCCTTGTGTCTGACACTCAGCCCTTGAGCCGTTTATCCACTCAAGCTTGCTGCCCTTGGGTTTACTCTTCAAGGGGGGGAACACGTTGGTGTCAACGTTATCCACAATGCGTCGGCCAATGCGAAACAGCTCGCGGGTGGCGTCGGTTTCATGGGCCACGGTCAATGCGTGGGCGTGCGGTGTTGTCTGGCAGTGGTGAATGGCAAGCGCCTGGATTATGGTGCTCAAGCCCTCTTTGCGTGACTTACAGATGACAATGCGAACGAAGCCGCGCTCATCCTCCTGTCGTTTTATCTCATTGAGCAGCGCCTGCTGCGCGGTGCGACCATTCACGCTCAAGTCAATGAGGCCCCACTGCATGGCCTCTTTGTCCAGCGCTCTAATCTTGTACTCACTCTTGAAACAAAAAGGCCTGTCGGTAAAACACCGCTGCCGGTATCGCTCAAGGGCGTCGCTCACTTGATAGCTTTCAGCTTGGCGTCGTAGTCAACAACAATTGAATTGCTTGCGGGCCTGTCCCTTATTTCCACCGCCTTATCAATGTTCTTTGCCATGCTTGTCATGAGCTGGTCCTCGGCTTGAATTGTCTTGAGCAGCTTGAGGTACTCGTCATCGTCGAGACCTCCGAGTGCCTGCTGCTTCCTCGCCTCGGCCAATCTTGCCGCCGTGGATTTTGCCGCAAGCGCATACACCCCAGACACGTCATGCATTTCGAGTGATCGCACCATCAATATAGCGTGCGGTTCTGTGTTTTTGAGCGTTGACACCAGGTTAGGATAGCAATACGTTTGCCGCATGTCGAAAGGTAAAGGTATCCCTACTGTTCTGGTCTCAGCCGAGCACTTTAATTTGGTGGCAGCATCAGCCAAAAAGCTCGGGGTCACACCATCGACCGTTGCAAACCTTGTTATCCAGTCGGTTATCGCTGCCGCCGAGCGGTCGATTGGAAGTAATCACGTTGAGATGCTCAAGGCGCAGGACGGGCCAGCGTCTACCGTTGTGCTCAACCCAATGAAGTTACCCATTTCCACCCACACAAAGCGGATTCTCTCAACAGCTGCGAAGGTGTTCCAGCTATCAGAGGAAACGATTGCACTGTGGAGCATTCACGAGATGTTGCCGGCCATCGAGCGGATTGAGCCGCTCAACCGACACACTCTACCACCGGCCCTCTACAACCGTGTGGGCCAAATTGAGCGAGGAGAACATGGCGCGACCCCAAGTTGATATTGAACCGTTTGGCTGCCGGGTGGTAGTTGAGCGTGTGACAGAAGATGTTGAAGACGACCATGTGTTGTCGTCGGTTACGGATGACGGTGGCAACGAGGTTACTATCTACCGGCCAACAACAGCCGCCAACCCCAACAAAGAGCACGTCGGCGTTGTCAGGGCGGTGGGGGCTGAGTGCAAGTACGCAAAGCCCGGCGACCAAGTGCTCTTCGTTCGCCACCTTGGCGAGGCCACGCTGCTGGACACCAACCTGTTGGTGATGCATGAAAATGATATATTAGGTAGAGTTACCGATACGGCGGTGGTACGCTGCGCCTGACATAGTTGCTACCCGTCGAGGGAAGTGCCGTTTACCGACACACTTATAAATCCCCTCGGCGGGTACTTTCACTTCTCTCCCAGTAGGTTTTTCTCATAGATTTCTAGCATTTCCCTGTGAAACTCTGCCACCGGTCGACCCCACACTGTTAGCGGGGCAAGCTGCACCGTCAACCTCCTAGCAAGTACAGTAATTGCCGTCGCGCTTTGAAGAGCCACGACTCCATTTCCACATGCCCGGAGCCTGTCCAGCCGAGAGGCCATCCCATCAGCATCTCGACAAATCGCGGGTTCAAGCGTCGGGTCGAGCTCGAGGATGGCTCCCCATCTTGGGTCGTTGGGACCGGGGGCGAAGAGTGGGAGACGAAATTCGGCAGCTGGTCCATGTGAGCCCGGCCCTTCGCCGTCTCGCAATGGTGCCTGGAGTTCGCCCCCTTGTAGTCTCTGGCTGCCGGCGTCGGCCATTGCTTGCTCGCGATGGTCAACGGCATCCCCGCTCTCGTGGCGTTCTCTTTCTTGGATGCGTGGTGTTCCCTCCTCTCCAGCCACCGCGCCGGGTCTTCCCCGTCGTTGTGCAGAGCCGAACATGGCGTCGGCCACTCCTGCGATGCTGCCATCAAGTTGCCCCCGCCCCTCTTGGCCTTGCTGCTGCGTGTCTCCGGTCCCCCAGTCGGGGTCTTGGGAGTGGGCCAGCAGGAAGAATCTTTCGCGTCGATGGGAGGCTCCCACGTCGGACCCTCTAAGACACATCCATTCTGCATCGAACCGCATTTCGGCCAGCGACCTGAGAACAGCTGGGAGTCCCCCTCCAGTAACGATACCTGCAACGTTTTCCAAGAAGATGTAGCGGGGTCGAACCGTGCGAATGGTCTCAACGATGTCGTCCCATAGCCAGCGCTCGTCCTTTGTTCCTTTGCGCTTGCCGGCCACACTCCACGGTTGGCAAGGGACACCTGTGCTAATGCAGTCGACCTGACCAGTGAATGGAGTGAAGTCGCAGTCAGCGAGGTCACCGCAGAAAACAGGAGCTGGCTCCAAGGCCTTCTCTTCCATCCTTGCCAAGAGAACGGACGCTGCGAAGGCTTCCCGCTCAACGTAACCCAGAGTAGTGGCTCCGGGGACTGCGAGCTTGATGCCGAGTTCGAGTCCTCCGACACCTGAGCAGAGAGATAAGACGGTAAAAGCCACACTACTCACCTCCCTTCTGGGACAACAGGTGATTCCACACCTCGTCGGGCACATAGGCCAACAACAACACCACCGCCTTGGGTACATGCGTCTCGCCACGCTTCCACCTACTGACGACCGACTCAGAGTATCCGCCGAGCAGCAGGCCTGCTGCCTTGCAGGTCAACGAGTACTTGTCCATCCATTCGATTAGCCGTTTCATGCAACCTCCTGCTCTTTGAGGGCGGCGTCGCCCAGTTGTTTCAATCGCTTGCTTACCATCTGCTTTGACCACTTGGTGCCTACCCGTGTGCGGTAGCCGAGCGCGTTAAGAAAGTCAGCCGTCTGCTGTAGGCTGTTGCACTGCATGTGGGCAAAAGCCATCTCAATAAGCACTCGCTGTTCCACCGGTTCCTCCTCCAGTGTGTCATCCGGGCTCCACCGATAGCCGTACGGCGCGTGGTGGCAGTGCCTGACCCCGCTGGCCTTGAGCTCCTGCATTACCTCGGACGTGCGTTCGCTGATAGTTTCGCGCTCCCATTCAGCGATGGCGCCGAATATCTTGAGAACGAATCGACCCATGGCAGTGCCCGTGTTGAAGTCCTCAGTGATGGACGCAAAGGTCCAGCCCTCACGCTCGCAGGTTTCCAGCAAGCGACACAGGTCACTGATTGAGCGGGTTAACCTGTCAAGCTTTGCCACCACCAACACATGACCACTGCCGCCATCGTGCAGCAGCTGCAACGCGCGCTGGATGCCGGGTCTGTCGATGTTCTTGCCTGACTTGCCCCGGTCCTCGATGACCTCAATCACGTCGTAGTCATGGATGGTGCAGTAGGCTTGAAGCTTCTTGAGCTGCACCTCGGGCGAGTGCTCTTGCTTGTTGGTTGATACGCGGATGTAGAGAATTGCTTTCATGACATGAGCTCCATAGTTGCAGGCGGAATTTCACCACCTGCTGGGGACACTACAGGCCGAGCGTGCAGGTTGCAAGAGTAAAGGTTTCTTTAGTTGGGTAAACTAAAGTTTACTCGGGGTACTGCGGCACCTTTTAACTGTGCAATTCATTTGAACAGTTGACGGCCGCTGTCAATTTTGCTGCGGAACAACACCTGAGCCTGGGGGAATTCCGGCTGCATTTACCCTGGTGCCTGTAATGATTGGGGAAACTCAACACCTGACGAGGGGGGACAGTTGCGTGGTCCCCCCTCACGTACGCGCGGGCGTTACATCTCAACTCTCACTACGTTCGAGTTGTTAAACTAGTAACAAGTTAACCTCGGATTAATATCAAGAGGGGTTCTCTTGCAGATTGCCGCGCTCCTTGGACGTTTGTTGTGTCGGTGGGGTATCGGGTAGGGTTGTGGCCCAAAGTCCCGTCAAATCGTTCCTGTGCTTGTCGCAACACCTGAAAGTAGGCACAAAAAAGCCCGGCCAGTTTCCTGACCGGGCGCAACACCTGAGAGTTGCCGCTAGATGACGATGCGAACGCCACAACAGACGTCTTTGGTTGTGCCGTTGGCAAAACCGTCACACTTGACGCATGTCCTATGCGGATGCCGTTGTAGAAACACGCGCAAATCCTCCAAAAGTGGAAGCGCGTCCTCAGTATTAAGGCCGTACTTGCTGTTCTCGCACTCTGATTGCAAAGATTGTATTCGGTCAATCAGCGCTTGTGTCACGGTTATTGCTTCCAGTCGCTCAACTTCTGTCAACCACGACATCACAAGGTCCATCATTGGCGCGGATACCTTCCACGTGGGTTCGTAGCCCATCAGGTCAAGACCACGGCGATTGCCCTTGTCCACATAGGCATTGTTGTAAACATCACCGCGCAACGAGTAAATGTAGTACCGAGTGACAAACTGACCACGCTCGCCAACGGTCAGCGCTCTTGCCATGTCGTAGAACTCCACCATGGGCTCTTTGTCATGGGTTAGACAATCGTCGCGGCCGTACTTGTCGCCCGTGGCGATGTACCGCATGCGCCATACTTGCTTGGTCTTTGGATCGGTTATTGTGATTGACTGCATAGTTACCTCATTTCAATTGGGAGTTTGAGCACTCCAGAAGGCCACCGACCGCAGTCGGTGGCCCTAGCAATGCTCAACCGCCGTGCGCGACTATCGCCACGTCTTTACGCTTGTCGCTGGTACCCTTGGAACCATTGCAAAGCCCACATTTGAAACACTTTGTAAGGTGTCCCGCTTCCTTGCTAGCAGGGCACAGAATCTCACCGTCTTGCACGTCTGCAACGTCTGCAATCATGCGGAAAGTACGGTAGCCGTTCGACTTTGCCGCAGTGCGTTCGGTTGCGCTGTGAACGGATGCCATCACATAGGCTGAAAGGTTCGCGCCATCTTTCCACTGGTGGGTATAACCGGTAGGTCGTTCGCCATTGTCTAGCATTGTCCAAACTGCTATCGGTACTGCGTTCGGGTCGCCATAGGAACCGCGTCGTACTTTCCTGCCTGCTATCAGTGACTGGACCGTTTCCGATTCTGTCACTTCCAAATCACGGTTAGCGACCCATGTTGAACGTGGCGCCTGAAAGGTTAGAACGTAGCAAGGCTTTTTAGAGACGTTCAACTCTTTGTAATGGACTCGGCGTAGTGGACATTGCCCGCAGACGCTAACGTCGTCACCGGTCTTTACCGCTTCATGTGGCGCGATGTCGTACCGCATTATCCACGTCTGGAGCATATCCCCAGTCTTATCGTTAGTGGACGCCGTGGCGAGTCCGGTTAGCAGGACAATAATTCGCTGGCCATCGATTAGAGACGGACCGTCGTAAACTTTGATTGAGTTGCGCTTTGACATAGTTGCACTCCATTTTTTGGGTTGTTTAGAAACAGATGTATAGGCACTGCTCGAGCGTTTGCTTCTCGCTTTCAAAGTGACAGTTCTCGGGGTATGAGGCCGTTTCAATAGCAGCGTTGACAGTGTCGATGCCTTGAATGGTTGCGGCTTTGCGTTGGCCTTTGGGTAGGGCACACATGGCGTGATAGGTCGCCCATGGTTTCAGGGGCTGCGGCTCGGGCTCGGGCTCGGGCTCGGGCTCGGGTGTCTCAACCGCGGGTGTCTCGCTTCTAAGCAACCAAACGACTGGGAGGAAGGCGATAGGGACTAGGCAACCAAAGATAATGCCAAGACATGCGGCATCCGGGTCTACTAGTCCCGCAGTGCCATCAGTGCCAGTGTTCACAATCATAGCGACTCCGCACGCGAGGTAGGTTGGAGAGATGTTGAACCGTGCGAGCCGTGCGCCAATGCCCTTGTCGGGGTCGCAACCCATCAGCATTAGCACCAACATTGGCGCGTTATCTATGAGGCCAAAGGTAAAGTTTTCGACATGGCCAAAGGCCAGAAACGATAGACAGGTAAGGATTAGAACCGCTAGAATCTGTTTGAATGACATAGTTAGCCTCCTAAAGCTAACTAGTACTCTACCCCTATTCTTGCAAGTTGCAAGTCACTCGTTGTTTATTGGTTTATTTAGCGGCTCACCGGTGTAGGGGTCGCGACCTGTCCGCAGTGTCCGGGCTATCATCCACAATATACGCGAGACCATTGATGCCCATGAATGGCCATAGTGTCGACGCAGTGTGTCTAGCAGTTTGAAATCTGCTGTAGATAATTTGACGTTTAGTTGTTGGCGTCGAACTAGCTCAGGCTCGTGCGTGTTCGCGAGATGTAAGAGGTCACCGGTGATTTGACCGACCGTGGCATCGATGGATTCTGGGTCGCGACGTGTCGCCATACCCTTCAGGTATGACAGGTTGACGAGATATTGAAAAGGCGAATCTTAAATGGATCACCATGTTGATGGAGCTCGTCCAGGGCAGCGCAGTCCCCCGTTCTGGCCGGCTTTTCAACCCACTGTCGCCCCATGGTTCCATGGGTATACGTTCGTTTCGCCTGTAATAACAAGGACTTAGCTGCTTCCTTAAATCATGTGGCGGGGAGGGGGGGTACCCTTGTGAGTCTGTTGGATATTAAATATATATATACTTCACCCCCCTCTCGAGGGACAAAGTATTCAGCCGTTTTCAGGCAAGGGCGCTGGCTCATTACCGGGGCCCCACTTGCCTATAGGGCACTTCATCCAGGGTATAGCTGCCTTGACGGTCATGAAGCAGCCGCACTCGGTACATTTGATGAAGTACCCCTCCCACTGGCTTTTGTCGCAGTCTATACAGGTGGCGAGCCGGCCCTTAGTTCTATCGAAGGCGCTCACGGGTGGATCGGACATGGGAATTCTTTCATGTTGGGGCCCTGGCAGCAAGCACTATACGGGGAGTGGGGACGGTCCAGTTGGTCCTGGTCCAAGTTCCGGCCCACCACCCAGCAGGCCCGCTAATTCGGCCTTATATTGTTTGCCCTCGTCCGTTGTGGGCTTCCAGCCGTCAACCAGGGCTTGGACCTTTGCGGCCGGGACAGGGGCCTCCTCCTTCTCGGGGGGCTCTGTCATGGTTTTAGGGGGTCCAGATGGCCCACTGGCAATCTTTGCCGCGAGCTTTTCGGTGAGCATATCAGCCATGTTTTACTCCATTATCTTGAGCAGCAATAGGTAGCCTAGCATGTCGTCCAGGTTTTCGCCTCGCAGTTCTTCACTCCCCTGTCGATACCGCGCAAGCTTGTAGTCGAGCATGACGAGGATGCGCTCTTTGGGGCTTGCGGAGCTGAAGACTCTCTCGGGTTCAAAGACGGCGTTGCCGTGGTGTCTGTGCCGTTCTTTGAGGAGTTCTGAGAGGTCAAACAGGGCGACATCGAGCCGCTCGTTAAAGGCGGGGGCGCAGGCCACTCCGGTGGTAGTTTCACCATCACTCATCCTAGAAGGGTATGTCGTCGTCAGCGAGGGTTTTGCTGCTTGCGGCTGGGTTCTCGGCCTCTACGCGCCGGTCTACACCGTTGATCCAGACCTCGTAGTCCCGGTCCCCGTCCCCTTGTTTTTTCACAAAGAGCACCTTATCGAGCAGCTTGTTCATCAGGCCTGGGTCATCGAGCTTTGGCATTTCACCAATCACCAGCTTGAGGTCTTGCGCCAGGAACCTCATGTTGGCCTCGGAGCCCTCCTTGAGCCAGTTCCGCTTGAACATCATGCGGCCAGCGTGGTCGCCGTCTACGACCTTTAGGTGCCATAGGATGCATGGGGTTTCTGTGGTTTTTGCTTCGTCCCACATGGCCTTGGCTACCGTGACGGTATAGTGCCCTGCGGGCAGCGGACTGAAGCTCTTCTGCTCGGTAATCTTTACGTCTTTGTGTTGGCTGAATTGGTCAGCGAGTTCTGCAAGGTTAGCTGGCTTCATTTTTGCCTCCTATGGCATGTGCAAAGTTTTTGTAAACGGCCTTGAGCCGGGGGTCGTCGTCGGAGATCCGAATGGCCTCTGGCAACAGGAGCGTTCTGTCACCCGCCTCGTGGGTCTGGTCGGGCTTGGTAAACATCACCCGCCCCTTCTCGTCGTTGGTTGCGTACAGCACGATGTCACACATCTTCAGTACCACCTTGCGAGCTCCCTTGGGCAGTGTCGGTGCGGCCTTGATTGAGGTGGTTCTCAACTTGGCGTTGATGAGCTTGGAGTGGCTGACGAAGTACAGGCCCATGTTGAGGTGCTGGAACTTTCGCAGCAGCTCCTCAAAGGCGTTGTTGCAGGCTACCCAGCCCACGCCCCACTCAAACAATACGGGCTTTCCATCGTCGTCGTACTTTTCAACCTGTGGGCTGACCCAGCCGTTTTGCTTACAAATATGGGCACAACAATAGTCGTAGGCCACATCGATGGTGTCAAAGATGACCGTCTTGAATTCGTGCTCTTTGTGGACGAGCAGCTTGTAGATGTATTCAAGGTACTCCCAACCATCCATATCCTTTTCAATCGGCGTACCTTCCGACCCGCGAACCTTTGCGAGGTTGCCGTCGCCCTTGACGCCCATCTGGAACACGTCCAGGTGGTTGAGGCCGGGCTCGGTGGCAATGAATAGGGCCCCCTCGGCATTGGAGCAAAACGACGATTTACCCCATTTTGGGTCGCCGTAAATAAGCAGGGATATGTCCCTGATGTCCCGCTTAGGCGGGGTGGTTTTGGTGGGTAACACTGGTTTCCTTCTGAGAGAGCTCAGTGTGCGAGCGCTCCCGCTTTCGGTAAAGGGAGTGCCTGACGATGGGATTCATGCCAGACGAGCATAGGTCATAGTAGTCGCACATGCCCCCGAAGGCGTGCTTACACTGCGATTCGTTTTTGTAGTATTTGTTTTTGCGAGCTGCGGCCTGCATGTTGTCTTTGAGTTCCCAGACCTGTTCGCCAATTTCCCCCATAAGGGCCGGGTCAAACGACAGAAGGTACCGCTTGAACTGGATGTCGTCAGCCATGCGCGCAATGCGGTCCTCGTCGCTTTCACCCTTACGCCCCTTGATGGCGCTCTTTTTGATGATGTTGAACAGGGCCTTGCGGATGGTGATGCCTTTATAGCGCCCATACTCCTGGCAGTAGAAGCGGGTCTGAAAGTCGCTCCACAGCGTGTTGGTGTACTTCTCAAGGTCTGTGCTGGTGGTTTTGTGTTCAAAGATGGCATAGGACTCGTCTGGGTATTGAATCAACCCGTCTATCTTGCCGGCGAGTTCCATGGTCGTTGACTGGTGGCCCGTGACGGGGTTGATAAGGGGTCCGCAGAATTCGTCCTCCAGGGTGATAATCTTGAACTCATCCTCTTGGGGATATTTGCGGGCATAGGCAGTCATGATCGCCGCGCACTGGATCCAGTTCCTGTTGTCGCCATCCACCCGGCTGTCGTGGATAAAATCCAGTATCTCCCCAAGCGGCTGGAGCCTGTGCCACATCTCTAAACAAAGGTGGATAAGGGTGCCTATCCACAGAGCCGGCGCCAGCTCCCTGATTTTCTCAATCAGGTCCAGGTAGCGGTGTTTGTATTTCTGGCGACAGTCGCGGAAGGTGGCTATGGCCGAGTAGGTCGTGACGGTTTTGTCGGGCATTCTGCAAATCTAACCCACATTTTCCACAGCTTCAACCGCCCGTTTCGTAAATGGCGAATACCCTGCATTGTCGGGGTGGGGCGGGTTGTGGGAAACCAAGACAGTCTCCCTGTGGCTCCCGTTTTCGATTCGCTTTCTTTTGGTCATGGCGGACACAAAGGCCTGTGAGCAGCTCTCGCAGATGTCGGCATCGTCGAATATCGTCTGCGTCTGACCCTGTAGGCTTACCTTCCCCCATCCGGTTGGGACTTTCGTCGAGAAGACATCACGGGCGCAGTTATCGCAGGCATACTGTGTGACGCTGCTCTGGCTCATTTAGAGCGGCTCTCGTGCCACTCGGATATAAAGTCCAACATATCCTCCATCGAGAGCGTAAAGAGCGTTGTTTGGCCCCTCCCGTTGGCCCTGGTGATAGCGCAGGCAATCTTGCCCTTCGGACAGGCCTCGGTGGCCTGCTCATAGGCGCGGCGAATGTTAGGCTGGGCGGTGCGCTTGCACTCGGGTGCAAAGACGGGCATCTGCAAATCAGGCATCTTATCCGCCGCACCTCCGCGAGATTGAATACCCCTCTTGCAGGAAGCGCCGGGCATTGCCTCGCGGAATTGCGATGCACAGAGCCTCTCGAAGTCATGGCCCTTTTTGCGGTTGTACGCGCCGGATGGCATTACCAGACAATGCCCAGGTCGCGCTGCCATTGAAGGTAGCGCCTCACCGTGCGAACGCTACGGGGCACCTTAGACCCCCGCTGAATGAGCGGGCGCTTCGGCTTCTTCTGTTGTTTCGGTGGTCTGTGGGGCATCTTCAATCTCCTTTATCTGCTCACCGCTGAGTCCCTTGGTGTAAACCGAGTGCATTGCGTAATCCCAGATGATTTCACCGGTCACAGATGCAGCCGTCAGCTCGTCTTTCCAGTTTTTGAGCTGGCCCGCAGCGTATGCGTCGGAGGCGCCGTTGGTTCCCTTTACCAAAGAAAAAGCACCCTCCCTGTTGTCTTCGATCCACTCCAGCCACAGCAATGCCTTTTGCCGGTTGATGTCGCGCCTTTCGTCAGTGAGGGCTGGCTTAGTGACGAGCTCGGTCTCCCGCTGCTCCTTTTGAGCCCCTTCCCACATCACCGCCTCAACAACCAACGTGTCGATGCGCTGCTTTACGTCAGCAAACGTGTCTGCGCGCCGGCCAAAAATGGTCGCTGGGTGCCGGTAAAGGTCGTCGCCATTTGGCATAAACCGCCGCTTGGTACACTGGTAAGCGTAGCGAATGGCCAGCCGCATGTGCTCGTCGTCCACGCAGTGAGTTACCCTCAACACTTGACTCCGGTACGGGGCAAACTCGCGGTGATGCCAGTGCTTGCCCTTCTGGCCGAGGTGGTTGTAGAACTTCCACCAGCCGATTGCGAGCTTCTCTGCCTCGCTACCAGGCTCCCACTGTTTCTCCAAAGCGCCCATAACCCCGTCCTGGATTACCTGTAGTGGTTGTGGTTGTTCCTTTCGTGCGCGCACGTTTACAACCTCGAACGTAGTGAGAGGTTGTTTTAACTTAAACTTAACTTCAGGAGTGAGTGTCTCGTGAGGGCTCACTGACCGCTCACTGATTGGCCCGCAGTCAGTTGGTTTCTCCCCATCACGTACCGTTGGGTTGGCCGACTTGGGCCGGTGCGTGTTGGGGGGAAGGGGGGCGCCAGAACTTGGCTGATAAAACCTGTCCTCACTGAGGCAGTCATGAGTAATCGGTGAGCCCTCATTGATTGGTGGGTTGCCGGTCTTTGATGGGCGGTTGATTTTCTGCCACTTCAGGAACGAAGTGATGCGGCCGAAGGTTTCGCTCTTCACCATATAAAGCGCCAGCCTGCCCGTCTCAACGAGGGGGAGGAGAGCGCTTTTCATGTCGATGTTGTTGTCGTATGGAAAGCACTTTGAGTGCAGCCAGCTCGGGTTTGCTCGGATGTGTCCATAGTCATCCGAGTGGTTCCAGAGCGCGATGTAGGTGAGTCTTGTGACAAGCGGCCATGAGGCCACAGTTTCATCGTCCCAAAAGGATGGGTCGATCATTCGTTTGCGTGACATAGTTACCTCCGACTATAGAAGGTCTCTATGTGGCGACACTCTGTCAACAAAATCAACCGTCTTTTTTCACTGAGGAATCAGTGAGGCTCTGTCGCTCGTCTATGATTTCAACAACGTCAGCCTCAAGGTGGACAGCGTTGGTGATAATTGCCAGCCAGGCGTGATAAAGGCCTTTTTGAAAGATGTCAGACAATGCCGATAACCAGTTGTCCTGGACCCAGCCTGGGAGGGTTTTGCGCGCCTCTGCCTGCGCTGCGGCCATGAGTAAAGAGACAATTTTTTTTGCCGCCTCGTCGTTCATTCTTCCGTCTCTTCGGGCAGCGGAATGTTGTCCATACCTTCGCAGCAGATGGCGGCGTCATTACAGCTTGCCATTATCTTCGGAACGTTCTTTGCCCTGATGCTTGCGCGGAGCTCTCCGTCACAGGTGACCCTCACCTCTCCAGCTGGAGAGGGCAGGCCGTCAGGGTGTGCTGTGATGCGCACCTGGGCTTTTGCACAGGTGGATGCAGAGCATTGAACCAAGCCCATCGGCATGGCCAAGATGAGGATTGGGACAATTGCCCGTCGCATTCCGTAGGTTACCGTGACGCCAAGCAGGCTGCATAGCGTGACAAACACTTCGTCGGGGATTTCCAGGCCGGTGTACATGGGCAGCACGGCCTTTAGGATCACAAGGACGCCAAGGGCCACTGCTGACTGCACAGTAAGGCTACGTTTCATTTCTTTCGGTGCGTTTTTTTTGCTCATCTGCTCTCCATGTCATCAAGCTTTATTATGATGCGGTCCTGGTTCTTGAGAATGGCCCGCTGCGAGGCCTCTACGCGCGCCTGGCTCTGCTGCATCTTGTTAACTCGTTGTTGGAGTTTAACAACCTTCTTGTCGGTGTGGTCAATGCGTTTGTGTAATTTGGTGTCTTCGCTTGCCGATACCGCGTGACTGGTTTCTGCCTCGCTCTGCATTCTGCCCAGGTCTATACTTGTGGATATAAGCCACGCGAGGCCCGCGAGAACGGCCATTATTACAGGCCACCACTTCAAAAGCTGCTGCTTCATGCGTCCATCCTTAGTTGCTCAAGCCCGCCCGGCTTCATGTGATTACGGTCAACGCGGCCCTTGCATCCGGGCACCTTGCCGTGACCAGTCCACTGCCAGACAACCCAGTCGTTTGGTTTCCACGGGGCGGGGTTTTTTGTGGGGGCCGTGACCTGTTCGCTGCGGTACTCACACCACCACTGGCGGTACTCGGCAAGTTCTTTTTTGAGGGCCGCATCCCCTTTTAGGAGCCTCGACACACAGGCCCACCGTGCGCTGTACATGAGTATGCTTTTTGGCTTCAGGCCGAGCTCCTTCTCGACGGTGTGGCACCACTCGAAAATCCACTCTAAATTGTAGTTATGGTCGTTTTTGAGCAAGCCGCTTTCGAGGTCAAGCGCGGGCACGAGGTCTCCCGGTTTGTGGTCGTAGCAGTTTAGGAAGTTGTGACCCTCGTTGACGGCATCGCCAAGTTGCAGGCTTTGATACGTGTCAGGCCTGGCAAAATGGTAGCCGCCGGTTTTTATTCCGACTGATCGGGCCCCCGCTAAATTTTCTTTCCTGCGACCATTATGATGGGTTGTGCCCTCAGATTGTTTGCACCACATATACTTGATGCCTGCGCCGGCCACCGCCTCCCAATCGATATCCCCATTGTATGCCGACACGTCAATGCCGGGAATCATCGTTGTTGTGGGCTTTGTTTTGAGCCTTGCCAGGGCATCTTCGGCCACGCCTGTTTCGCCAAACTCTTTGTAGAGGTAGGTGACTGCCGCGCTCAAAGTGATTGGGCCAAGGATACCGTCAAGCAGCCCGGAATCGTAGCCCGCAGAATTTAGCCCTGCTTGGAGGCGTTTAACGTCGGCCTTATTCATTTGCTAAAAGCTCGTTTTGTAGGTGCCCATAAGGCTGGAGCGCCGGGGGTCTTCGATGTCGTATTTACCCCGAGCTCCGACTGAACCGGCATCTCCCAGGTTGTAGCTAAACTCCCCAGAAACCGCACGCTCGCCCTCCGGTAACACTGCTTCGGCAGAAGCGGAAACGGGCTGTCCTGTGTATGAGGCACCTACTCTGCTTGGATCTGTCCCGCGCATGGCTAGCCACATTCGCAGCTCCTGGGGGTCCACGCCGAGGCTCCTGGCCATAACTTCAAACTGTCGCTCGTCCTTGCTAAGTGTCGCGCTGCCGCCGAGCTGGTAGCCCCCGAGCTGGCCCTGAGCTCCGAGGGTGTATTCACCCCCGCCACCCCCACCAAACAGCGGAAACTGCTCACCCATTGAGCGCATTTTTCCGCCCGCAAGCGTCAGCGGCGTTTTTGCCGGCGGCGGTTGCGGGAAGGGCGGGTTGAGGCTGACGTCCAAGCCGCCGCGAACACCAAGCCCGCCACCGGCGTTTCGTTCTAAAATTGAGCGCAGGGCGTCTGCTCGTGGGTCAGCCATCAGCGGCCTCCAGGGCGGCGATGATTTTAGTCTTGGCATCTCTCGACGACACGCTTACGCCGCGCTCGTCCGCGAGGGCCAAAAGCTCCCGCTTAAGCAAGTCACTGTAAGCTGGAGCCACCACGGCCGCTGGAACGGGCGGGGCGACAGGCAAGCTTTTAGTCGACTGCGGTGTTTCTGACTTGGGCCAACTGGCAAAGCTGTGGTGTCTCATATCTAACTCCTAAACACTTGTTACAAAACACACTATCAACCACCTCCTCTACGGGTCATGCCCGCCAGAGGCAAGCTCGGAGAGGGTGTGATAATTAGCGCCGTCGCTCATTACTGTGATTGTGTCGTAATTATTATCAAGCGACACTGACGTTTCACCGTCAATTGTGTCACTGCCGTCACGCGAGACCGTGATTGCGCCATCACTTGTCCCGTCGTCTACTCGCTTGATAACGAAAACAGTGCCTGCGGCGGCATTCTCCACCAAGGTTATAGTAATGCCCCTGGAGGCTACGATTACATGGTCAGTAGCTACAGTCTCATAGTTTGCTGTCTTCGCCGCATACGCCAAAACCTGGCCTGCTGACGTGAGCTTTCCTGTTGTTCGGAGCGAGCCAGCCAAAGCGCTTGAGCTATTTGCAGCCGTAGCGTTGGGCGTAATCTCTAGCATATCCACAAAGGATCCAGATATCTTGCTGCCAATCGTAAAGTGACCGTCATCTAGAGCACTAACAGTCCACTGGTCAGCCGCCGTTCCGTCGTCGGGCTGAAGCTCCAACACCGCATCACCACTGCTTGCGCCTTTAATGGACACAGCGCTATTAGCGTGAGTCATTATAAACGCAACAACACCCTCGCCTTTAGGCTTGATAACTGCGTTCACGTCAGCCGTGTCACCAGCGGCCTGAAGGGTAACCAGCGGGGCACCGGACGTGGCATTGGTCATTTCCCAATGGTTTACAGCGCTGGCTGTCTGGACAAACACCAGTTGCTCATTGCCGTTTGCGTCTGCAATAAACCCATCGTCTGCAATCCTGGGCGCGGTCAACGTCTTGTTGGTTAGGGTGCTTGTCGAGCTAATGGTCGGAACAACCACGCCCTCAACAGCCAGCACACCGGCAGAGCTACGGCTAAGCGTAGTGTCACTTGCGTGACCAAGCTCAAGCTCTCCAGCAACCGCTACATCATCAGCAAACGTGGCTTTCGAGTCATCGCTAATAGTTAGGGCTGTCGCGTGACTGTTTAGGGCGCTGCCAGAACCCCCTGCGTTTGCCACCCGGAAGAGGATATCTCCACCAGCTCCAGTGCCCTTGCCCTGCCCTGCTGAAATGGTGACTGTGCCACCAGCAATGTTGTTTGTTGTACCGGCGGTGGTTGAGCCGCCTGTGATGGTGAGCGTCCTGCCCGCAACGTTATGATCTGTTGCTTCGATAGAGACAGTTGCGTTTTGACCATCACTGAAGGCCAGGTCACCGCCCGTGACCTCCATGTCTCCCGTGACCTCCAGGTCACCAGCAATAACAACATCACCATCAGCATCAACCGTGACCCGGTCGCCATTGCCACCGGCATCGATACGGAGTTTATCTGTGGAGTGGTCGTAGTAAATCTGCCCACTGGCCACGGCTGCGTTGTCGCCAAATTGGATTAGGCCAATATTACTAGCACCGCCAGCCAGCTGAATTGAAGGCCTGGAGTCGTCCTCTGCAATGACCGTAGCCGTCGTCGAATACTGTACGCCGCTGGCAGTATCCCGCTTGGCGTGGACCTCTGCCTCGGCCTGCTCGGTGCCAGCACCTATTCGCTCCACGCTGACGTTGCCAGGTGTCACGGTTAGGTCGCCCGTGCTTGCGCCAGTGGCAGAGGTGGTGCCCAGTACGAATTCGTCCCGGCTTTCGTCCCAGATGATGGCTGCGTTGGTTGAGCTGCCCCGTTCGATAATGAGGCCGGCATCACCCGAGGGTGTGCCAGTTATCCCGTTGCCCAGCTCGATTAGCTTATCTTCTAGGACGGTGTTGGTTGTGCTGACTGTTGTGGTCGTTCCGCTTACTGTCAGGTCACCGTCAATAACCATGTTGCCAGAACTGTCGATGTAGACCTTTTCGGCGTCATCCTCAAAGCCAAAGCGTATCCGGTTGGTGGAGTGGTCGAAGTTGATGCTTCCAGCGTTAGGATGGGCGTTATCGCCAAACTCAATAATGCCGATATTGTTAGCCGAGCCAACAAGCTGGATACCAGGCCTTGTCGCATGTTCGATGATTACTGGCTGATTGAGCGCAAACTGAGGGTCAGCAGCAGCCACCCCAGTAACGTGAAGGGGCTGCTGGGGACTGTCGGTTCCGATACCAACGTCTCGGTTGATTGTTCCGTTAGAAAGGTCTTCTGCGGCTTCAGAGCCCTCATTAGACACAAAGTTTCTATTTACTGGAAGTCGGGCCATTAATTACCTCTCAACGAGCGCGTGACACCACCCGCGGTTGCCTCAATCTTAGCAGGGTACGCGGACCCGGTATCCACGTCTTGATTGTTCTCCATAAACGTTTTAACCTTGGCGACTATTTTAGTGGCAGTACTCTTGTTCCAACTCAGCCTTATGGCCGGGCCCTTCCAGCTAAACTGAAGCACCTTATCGTCTGAAATATGCAACTTAAACGCACCGCTAAGGGCCGCAATAGTGTGCTCTGGAATTCCGCCGGGCAGGACGACGACGTCACCATCCTCATCTATCCCCTCTATTAGCAGGAGGTCGCCTCCAGAGTGCGTCCCGGCTATAACGGCAGTGTCGGCGGCTGTGCCCGTGATGTGTAGTTGAACTTGAATTACGTCATAGGCCACAGGGAGTCGAAGCGTTGCCTTCTCGTTGGTGGCGTCAAACTCAATCTGGTGCCTAAAGGTGTTGCCGGCCATTACTATTCTCCTCGCTTTAACCGTCCAACATGCCTACGTCGTGCCCTGGCAATACGAATGATTTGCCTATCGTACCATGTCGTCAGATTGTAGTCCTTGTCCATTTCAATCGCTGAATCTAAAGCATCATCACCCACGAGCTCAAGCTCTCTAACCATTTGGGCAGCACGCGCAAACTCTTTGCGCTTGTTCATGGTGTTGATAATTGCCTCATACGTTGCCCTCTGGTGCTCATCGGCCCAACCCTCTCCGTTTTGATGCGCCTGCTCTTCAACAAGTGAAAACACGTCCTTGAATCCGGTCCAGTCGTCAGCACCAAACGCGGCCTTTTTGGCCCTTAAAATCAACGCCTTGCGCCGCTTAGAGTCGCTTTTGAGCTGCACTTGTTTTCTTTGTATGTCGTACGCGGTGTCTCGTCCGAGGGTTTTGTATATTTGCCTTCGGGCCCCAAAGCGTTGAATCATGTTTTCCAAAGTGTAGTGCCGGGCGGCTTCAGACTCGGCCACCTCTTTGTCCAGCGCCTGGGGCGTCACCTCGGGCATTATGCGCCCCTGGTCCCGAGCCTGTTTGCGCGCAACGGCATAGAGGTCTTGGAGTGCCACCCGCAATTCGGCCGGCGTAGAGGCATACCGCTCCTTGTTTTTTGCATACCGCTTCTTCAGCGCTTTGATTTGGTCTAGCGCGCTGCCGCCGCCAGTTCTTCTGCCCGCCTTTTCGTGCTCCTCAAACTGTTGTTCACTGCGGAGCAGTGGGTCGAACTCCTTGAGGTCCACACCCAGGCCAACTGCCAAAAAGGCTTGCCATGGCTTTTCGTCAATGCCGCGACCGTAGCGAGGGCGGCCGAGTTCATCTGGTCCCCAGAACCTGAAGCCACTGTCACTAATGCGTTGCCAGGCGTAGCCACCGGGTGCGTAGCTAGGGCTAACCGTTTGCCAGAAGTGGTCCCACATCTTGCCGCCCCACTTCCATTTTTGTGGATCGTCTTCTGGGAGTTTTGTGTGGAAGTACGGGTGCTCATCCATGACGCCATACAAAAAGACAGAGAACATCGGGTGCTCACTACCCCCAACTCGTTGCAGCCACTGCCCCGTGGACTCGTCTTTTTGCCTAAGCAGGCGCCCGCCAATTCCATACTTCAGGGCGTTGAAATAGTTCTCGGCCCCGTCTGAAGACTCCGCGAGCTCAGGAAAGAACTGCCGCACCATCGCCATTTTGTTTTCAGCGTAGTCGGGGAGCTCTTCCTTCATGGCTTTCGCGCGCTCCTCTGTCATGTTTGATTTGCGAAAGTTGATGTCGGTCATTGACTCATACATCTGCATCCACATTCTTGCCTGCAACGGCTTTGCTTTTAGCCACTCAAACATCATGGGGATGGTTGTTGCGTCAAAGGCCAAAAAGGGCTTGCCCAACCAGTGCGTTGAAATAAGCCTCATAAACCCAGCCATTTCTTCATAGCGCGCAAAAGCCCGCCGCCCGAGCTGGGCCGCGTAGGCGTCGTCAAGGAATTGGTAGTAGCCACCCGCCCCCCGGCCAGTGCTAACGCCAAGCTTCGCCTCGCCCTCATAGGCTTGCTTTAGAAACTTTATCCGCCCCTGCTTTATTAGGTTGGCGCGCTTGGCTTTGCCCATGTAGCGCCCCGTCTTTAGGAGAAACAGCGAGAATCTAAAGAAGTCGTCGCCAGCGCTGTAGGCCAGGCCCGGAAGGTCGTAGTTAAGTTGTTTGAAGGCCTTGCCAGCGCCTTTCCAGTTGCCGGTGACTGTCGATTTAAACATTTCGCCGCCAATGCGGATACCCTCTTTGCCCCTGTTGATGGCGCCAAACATCATGTGGCCAAACGCCTGCTGGGCGTCGGTGACCATTTCAATTCTATTCAGGGCTCCGGCAGGACTGCCGCCAGAATTGATCCACGCCTGGTAGTGTTTGCTTCGCGCGCCCAAGACAAATTCTTTGCTCGCCATTTGCATGGATCGGAGGGCCCTTGGATCCCAGGGGCTAAGTCCATGCATTGGCCCTAAGAACAGGAGATTGCTCAGGATATTCGTTGCATGCACCGCTGGATTTAAGGCCGTTTTCATGGCTTTCCAATAACTCAAAGCCTTGACCAGGGGGTGGGATGTTTGCTTCTGCATAATGCCCATCCCCTTGAAGTCCCAGTAAATGTCAGGGTGCAGATAAAACTTGTCAGGCAGCTCGGTTCCGAACTTACGAAGGTCTGTGCCGGCAATCGTTGAGTTGTTTACCTCGTACCAGCCCTGCTTTTTAACGCGAGAAAACATCGTGTTGTCTTCGCTCATACGCTTCCACATTCGCGCAGTAGCAATGTCACGCTTTTGATTCATCATGCCGTTCATGACGAGGTCTTGGAGCTCGCCACTCATGCCGTACTGCCCAATGCGATCCTCAATGGAAATACCAGACTCCGGGTCACCCAACTTTCGCTTGCGCTCTGCGGCGCCCTTCAGACCCTCAAACGTCTGGTGCCCGTAAAGATTTGTCTCAACAGTCTGAAAGGTTCGCAGCTCTTCGGACAACCAGGTGTCCCACTCTTTGTCAAAAGCCTTTTTCTGGCGCTTGGTCATCTGCTTGTAGTTTCTCAACACCTTTTGGTCGACTATCTTTTCCTCAAGGCGCTTTTTGGTGGCTGCGCGCCTCCCTTCGCTTGAGTACCAGTTGCTCGCCCAGATTTCGTACAAGTTGTCTGTGTTGCGGAGCAGCTTCATTTGAAGCGACTGAAGGGTCAGCTCCTTAGATAGGTCAACCGCCATGTCATACTTGTTTGCTATACGCACCCACGACTCATAGCCTTCAGCGTTTGGCGCCCCCTCTCGAACCGCAAAACGAGAGCCAGATGGTGCGTGGGCGTCCCGAGTTACGTTTGCCACAACCTCAGCATGCTCATAATGCAAGGCGTCAAACACCGTTTTTTGGCGGGCCTTCATCTGTTTTGGCCTCAAGTCTCTAACCCGCAAAACCTCACCGGCCTCGAGGACCAGCCTTTCCGGGTCCAGCCGCGCGTTTTTTACGCTGTTTTGGAGCTCTGAGATTTCAGCCCGCAGCCCCTTGTTTGCCGCGCGAATAACACCGTCAATGTGACTTAGTTTTTGACCAACAGACCAGTCAAGGTCTTTGTACTTTCGCATCAGGTGGATGTTCAATACCGAGCCCCTGCTGGTGGCAGACTCCATAATTGCACGCAGGAGGTCTTGCTTTTGAAAGACAAAGGACCGAGGCAGATGATGCCAAAAATCAGCGCCATGCTCTGTGATTAGCATTTCAATTTGCTTTGTGGCCTTTTCGGCGGTGGCAAATGCGTCTGGAACCTTTGACGTAGCCTCAACAACAAAAGCATCGGTTGAGCCGGCCAGGTTTCTTCTGACAAGGTCAAGCTTGTTATCTCGAACGATTTCCTGCTTGATGCGCCACTTTGGTTTTAGTGTTGTGGCGTACCTTGCGGCAATGGAGTCCAGGGTGTCACCCGCAGCAATCTGGTAGACGTCGTACTCTGACACCTCCTTCAGGTATTGCTGGGCCCGGAACTGAAACTCGGTTACCTCGGCCTCTGCTTCGCGCTGAAGGGCCCGCCTGGCCGCAAGATTCGCGTTGTTGCGGTTCCTCGTCCAGTATCGCTGGGCCATGGTCCACTCGTGTAACCGCTCGCTCTTAAACGGAACAGCCCCCTCGGCCAACCCATAGTTGTCTATCCAGTTATTTCGGTATCGCCACGCTTGCGTGGCTGCGGTGAACGGGTCGGAAAAACGCATGACGTGACCAAAGAAGGCCTCTACTTTTTGCCACATTAAAGCGCGGTCCATCAGCTCCGCAACGTCAGCGGAGACACCCCTGCGCTGCACCTCTGCCCGGCGCCTTGCCCTCTCTAGCTTTGTAACACCCGCGTCTCCGTATTGCGCTTGTCTCGGCAGGCGGGCTGCCGTGGTCTCCGTTTCGACGGCCTGGTAAACATCCTCAAGCGCAGAGCGCGCCCCCGCACCTCGCTTTTCTGCCGCCCGGAGCTCGCTTGCCGCCTTGGAGATTTCTTGCCTGGTGGCCTGCGCGATGTTTTTTGCAGCTCCAATCGCGTCGGCGTTTGCCGCAGCTCGCAAGGCGGCGTTTTCTTCTGCGCCAGCGAGCCCGTTTTTGTGGAGCCGCTTTAGGTCTTTGAGCACGTATCTTGGCTGCGGAGCTGACCAGGGGTTGTGTTGCCCGGCCATTTGCCGCAGGCGCTCAAGGTCGGCAATGTCGCTCGGGGTCCACTTTTGGCCCGTTCGCTTGCCCAGCCTTCTCAGGTCTCTTTCGGTTATTTCACCCCTGGTCAAGCGCTCTCTCATGCGGCGGGGAAGCCTGCCACCAAGCCTTGCGCGCAAGCTGTTCCACTCAATTGTAAACTCAGAAAGCGTCATGTCCCATGGCGCGCGAAAAGCCTGCTGTACAACGAACTCTGGTATCGCGGCTCGGGCCCCGCCAGGAAGCCACTCAGATGTAACGGCTGCTGCCATTTGCGGAATACCCCCAGCCTCTGCCACCGCAAATCCCGGAGCCGCAACCGCCGCGCCCTCGTTATAGAAACGAGAGAGCTTGTTTTCAAAGACCTTCAGCCCCTCTACTGCGCCCTGGTCCTGCAAAACGCGCCGGATTCGCTCTCTAAACCGCCATGCCACTTCGTTGGGTATTGAGTCGAAGGCGGCGTTGATGCGGGACTCCAGTGTTTTTATTTGTTGCAGTGAGGCGCTGCTGGCCCGCCCCGCCGCCTGCGCTTCCGCTGCCTCGGCCATGAGTTTGTCGAGTTCGGCCATTGGGGCAACAAGCCCCTTTAGCTTGTTGACAAGCGCTGCCTTTGGCTCGCCATCCAGCTTCATCCACTTGCTGAGTTGCTCGGGGGACATTGTGGTGTTTGGTGGGGGCCGCCAGTTAGGGTTGTTTTTTCTGAGCCACTGCTGGGCGCGCAACACCTCGGCGTCGGCGGCGGCTATTTCTACGTCGAGCTCGGCCATAACCTCAAGGGGGTCACGGTGTCGGCCTTTGTACTTGTGCTTTTGCCCTGCCACAACCTGCTCGCCGGGGGTGAAAAGCTCGGCGACGGCAGGGTCAGCAGCCGCCCGGCGGTGAATGCCCCTTGGCACTAAGCCGCCCTCAATTGCAGACTCAAGGTGAAGGTGCGCCACTTTGTATGTTTGCAGCTTGGTTTGAGCCGCCTTCGTTTGTTCCTCCAGCTCGTGCAGTTCTTTTTTCACCCTCTCTCGTATTTTGGTTCGATCCCACTTGGGCGTCACAGCGCCGGCCGGGTCGCGAGCTGGCACCTGCTTTAGCTCATCCATGCGAGCGAGATTGCGTTCTATTAAGGCCTCAACGCGACCTATCTGGGAGGAGAGCCGCTCACCAACCACGGCGGTCGTCTCGTTGCCATACTCGGCCACGCGGAGCATTCCAGCCCTGTCCAGGCTGCGAGCAACTCTTGCGGCCGAAAGGGCCTTCAGCGGGGCGAGTACTATAAGCGGGTCGGCCACGGTTGCAATCAGCCCCCGGTCAACATAGTTACCCCACCGCATGCTGACTCCCTCATGCAAGTGCTCTCCCACGTGCGCTGAGATGTCTGCCCCGAACTTGCCAATTTCGGCCAGCTTGGCCTCAAACGGGTCTCGCCCGCCAAGGTATCCAACGGCAGAAAATGTCATGGGAACAAGCATAACCAGCCCCTTAACCTCTTCTGCCGTGTTGTCCCAAAACTCTCGCCGGCCAAGGGATAGGATTGGGTTAAATCTTGTAGCCTCCCTGGTGGACTCAGCCATGGGCCTTGCCCACGGGTTTAAGTACTGAAGAAGGCTTCGCCCCTCGAGCTCCTCCCAGTGCCCCTGCTCATCACTTGCAATGGCGCGATAGCTCTCGCCCCGGATAAAAGACCGCTCAATTGCATAATCCGCAACGGAGCCCCAGTCCATTCGGACGTCACCGGTGAGCGCGCCAGCTGGCAAAGCGTTGAAAACAGCATCTGAAACATCGGGAAGTCGTGAAACAATGTTGTACACCACGGGGAGACTGCCGCCCTCGGCAGGCAATGCGGACTGTAGGTTGTGGCCCCACTGTGAAATAAACTCACTGTCAACAGCATCGCCAAACTTAGCAATAACCTTGCCCGTAAACGCCATCTTGGCAAACACGGCGCCCGTGATAAGCCTGCCCGTCCAGTCAAAGGGGTCTTCCAAAAAGGACGGCGAGTCAACAACCCGCTGAAGCTTGCGGGCCTTCATTTCATCAACCGTCATGTCTTGGAGAGGAACCCCCGCAACCTCTTGGCGAACTATTACGGGCTTACCGCCCCGCCCGCGCATGGCGCCGGATCGTCCCTCGTCCCACCCTTGAACCACGTCGCCGTAGTTGTATGGGTCGGTGGAAACCGTCACCGTTCTAGCCGGCCTCATCTCCGGGCGGCCCGTCTTGTAGAGAATCCGCTGCTTGAACGCGGCCCAGCTCTCATCCTCTTTTTTCTGCCAGTCCTTTATTTCGTCCCAGCGTATGGTGCGGTCTTCTTGGCCTGGGATTGAAAGCGTCCACCACTGCTGGCCGCTTCCATACGAGCGCGCGCCATATACACCTTTTTGAGGAGTAACCGCCGGCATCCACTTGGCCTTTTCGGCAAAGGTGTCTTCTCCGGGCTCCAGCTTTGAGGCCTCGGCAATCGCTTGGTTGGTCATATACCAGGGCCGGTACCAATCGGCTGTTTTTTCAAAGCCCGGCGGCTCGCCCTCCTTGCCGCCAAACAGCGCTCTCTGTAGTGCCGGTTCACCGCCAAGGGCTTCTTCAAGGGCAGATATGGCTGGCCGTGGGGGTTCGGTAAGGGCCTGCTCGCCAAGCATTCTCTCGGAGAAAGCGTCAAGCCCCGGAGGTCGGTCTATTTCCTGCTCGTAGTCAAGGCGGGTTTTTTTACGCCGTCCGCTGCGATAGCGCTTTTTAGGTACGTCATAAACGGAAAGGTCCAGGTCAAAGTCCTGGGTTGACCCTTCGCCGCCAAAGTCGCCGGTTGACCAGCCGCTACGCCTTCGCGCCATGGTTAATTCATGAGCCCGCGCGTTCTTAGCTCGTTTCTGTATGCACGAGAACGCTGGCTGCTATAGGCCTGCTTGAGTTCATTAAACGCTTTGAGCATTTCCTCTTGCCAATCGGCAGTGCCGCGAAGTTCTGCCCTAAACTCCCGTTTCTTCCGGGCAATGTAGCTTTTGTCGCGAGGGTCAAACGTGAAGGTACGGGCTATCCATTGGGATATTTGATTTTTCGTCATCCCCTGATTCGTCATCTCTTGGATTCTCGCCTTCATGGAATTAATTATCCGGTTAACCCCTTCCATGCGGCCCTCGACCCGTGCTTTCATATTAAATCTTGCGTCGGCCTGTTGCTGGGCCCAGGTCTTTAATTTGTGCTCCGCATAGCCTGCCGTTATGCCACCAACGCTTGAATACGCTTGGCCCGCGCGGCTCGCCGCCGCCGCTAGGCCTTCTGCGTTAGCAATTTCACCCGCCTCTGCTATCTTCGCCTCGCGGGTGGTTTGAGCTCCGGCAACTGTCGTGGCCGCAGCAACCTCTCCCACCCCAGGCTTCCCGTAGACCGCGCCCGCGCCCTGCCTTCCAGCAATCTCCTCGAGCAGCCCTGTCCAACTGACGGTTATGTCGTGGTAGACCGCAATTGGGTCGCCCTTATAGCCCTTGTCCAGCCAGTACTTTTGCAGCACTGCTTGGCGTTTGGGGTTTGTAACCATCACCCCTTCTGAGTTTTTTATCTGCGGCGGAAGTTCGGAAAGAAGGATGGATACTTTCCGCGCGTCCTTTTGGGTTTTTCTGTATGTTTCTAGAAGCTGCCTGTCTTTGGCGGTGGCCCTGTTTTTGAGTGCCGCTTCGTTTGCTTTATACTTTTTATTCTGCCGATCCATTCTATGGAGGGCCCATGTGGCGCGTGGTTTTCCTAGTATCTCACCATACTTTCCGCGCTTGGTTCTTCGTTTGCGGGGCGCTTTCTGCTTCCTCTTTGTTTCTGGGCCAATTATTTTGTAAGTGGCGCCTGTTCGCCGCACCTCTTCTGGGTCACCGCTAATAGTCTCAAACCTTTGTCCGGTTGCTTTCAGCGCTCTTCTGCCAGCGCGGCTCCCTTTTAGAGCGACAAGGGCCCGCGACATCTCGGTCACCATCTCTTGAGCCTGCTTCATGGTCACAAAGTTAGCTTCAGCAATAAGCCGCTTGCGCTTTTGGTTGCCGTCCTCCTCTTGTTTTATCGCCCCAAGTATAGCGGCTCTCGGCTTTGTTCCCGGCTTTGGTTCTTTTGGCGCATCATCCACGCCCTTTAGCTTGATGGTGTTTGGGTCTTGGCCTGCGCGAATGGCTCGCTTGATGCGCAGCATATTTTCTGCGTCTTCAAGCTGCTGCGTTGTTATGTCAAGCTTCTTGAGGTTCAGCGGTCGGGTTTTTACTAGTTGCTCTTCTGCCGCCCGAGCTCGCCCCTCTCCGGTAATCTGCCGCTCCCTCGCGAGGGTTTCATCAATACCAAAGGCTTGGTTTTGGCCCAACAGGTGCCTGAGAGCCCACTGCTGCTGTTGTTGGGCGCCGCGCTGCCTGGTGTCTTCCCGCTCCTGTTGACCTCGCAGGAGTTGGAGCTGAAGCTGGTGCTCTCGTTGTTTAGCCGCCTCTCTCGTACGCCGTCTGCTTTCTGCAATTGGGCTATGTAGTTTTATCTCGGGCATGCTTGCTCCTATGTGGCATATGCCGCAACGTCGCCCCCGGCCTCATACTGCTTGCCTGTGTAGGGGTTGGGGGCTTGATACTTCTGCTTGTCATCATCGCTGCCGTGCTCTATGCAGCAAAACGCATTGAATGGGTTCCAGCACGAGCCGCACATCTTGGTTGCTTTTGCCTCGCTGTGCTTGTGCTTGTCATAAATTTCGGCTTTTGTTGGTATGCCCCACGCGAGCCCACCCTCGTGGTCAATGCGAAAACCCTCAAATATGCCCATCACGCAACGGAGGCTTTCAGCGTCCGTAAACTCCTGGCAGGCTTGAACGGCCGCAAAATATTCATCTGCATAGTCGCCAAGGCCTTCAGCGTCCATGTACTCCATCATCACATCCAGGCCCTGCATTGCCGCGTTAAACGCAGCTGTCGTGGCTTGGATTTCCAGCTGCTTTCGCTGCGCCCAGAGGCCCGTCTTTTGGCTTAGAATTTGTAGCTGCGCTTGCCACTTCGTCTGCTTGTTTTTGACAATCATGTCACTTATGGCGGCTGACATCTCGGACATGTGAGCGGTTTCTAGTTGCATTAACCGCCTGGCACCCATCCCGGTTTGCCAAAGCCCAGTCCCCGACATCTGACCACCCGCCAAATACTGCTGCTCCGCAAGCTTGCGCCGCATGTGGTTCACGTATGCGTCGATGCTTTTATAAAACGACGTGTCGTCGGCTATCTCCGCAGTCATGGCGTCGAGCTCTTGATCCAGCAGCTCGTCCTCTGTCATTTCGACCTGCTGCCAACCCCCGCCCTCACCCTGGGCCCACTTCCAGCCGGGCTTTGTTGGCAACTCACCTTCGCGGTGGAGGGCTCCGTACTCATCCTGCGTAAGGTGTGTGTGCCCCTTCGACAGCTTATCCTTTGCGCTGGCCAGCAAAAAGGGGTGTCGCTTCTCATACCAGGCCTGGTGAAGGCCTTCTGGAGCCTCCCAGCCCATCTCCTCAAGTTTCTTCAACACGGCTAGCTGGTCTTTAGAGAGGTCTTTGCCTTGCTCCATGTCCAGCAAGGCCTGCATGGCCGCAGCGTATGCCGCTGCTGCGAGTGGCCCCCCCTTTTCTTCTATGAGTGTTTTCAGGCTTTCTTTTGCTTCATCCCATACGGTTCCACCCTCTTCATCTGTGGGCTCCTCACCCTCTTCATCTGTGGGCTCCTCACCCTCTTCACCCGTGGGCTCCTCACCCTCTGCCGGCGGCTCGTCTTCTGGCGGGCTCGGGGTCTCGGAATAAAGCGGCGCGTACTCAGAACCTGGGAG